TCCTGATGTTCCTGATGTGCCAGCACCACCAATAAGATTTACTTTAAGTGCTGCATTTACTGGATCATATACAGTGTTAATTACATCTGCTGCTGATCCATAATCATATACATTAAGAGTTTCACCTGAATATACATTATTTAATATCTTTGTTGTTGAATAAAAATTTGCCATTTGTTCCTTTTGTTTTTTTAGTTAAACACAATCTAAAGATTGCGAACTTACTTATATATATAAAATGATTAGTTTTTAAATATACACTCTTTCAACCCACCATTCTACTTTTTCTATATTAATTGTCCCTGATAGTCCGGCATCTACATAAAGATAGATATAATTTCCACTTGTAATCCATCTACTATTAATTATCATCATATTATATGTTCCTGATGCTGAAATTGATCCACTATCAAGATATTTTCTTTGATATAAAGCAGTTCCAGTTGATCCAGTTCCACCATATATACTAAAATACCAAACTGGCATCGGGTTTTGATCTAAAAACCTGGCATCAAAATTAACTTGAACTTTGTAATTACCAGAGTTTGCTACATAGATCCCATCATTAGTATTGTTATATGCTAAATCACCATAATCAATATGGTTATTTGATGAACTCAACATAGTAACTTTTTGTTTAGTTCCAGCTGTTATAGCGAAAGATTGTGATAAAGTATAACTACCTACTCCAATATATTCAACTACACCATCTCCATCTGATCCTGATGTTCCACTTGATCCGTCATCACCACTAGTTCCTGATGTGCCATCTGTCCCTGATGTTCCATCTGTTCCTGATGTGCCATCATCACCACTTGTTCCTGAAGTTCCAGTCGCACCATCTGCTGCACTAATAGTTATTAAATCATCCAACCAAGTTAAAGTTATATTATCGCCCTCCTTGATACTGGCTGTGTCTCCTGCTGTTATATCACTTGATCCTATTTCAATCCCTGAACTATTTAATGCTCTATAAGTCCAACTACTATAATCATCTCCATCTGTGCCTGATGTTCCATCATCACCACTAGTTCCTGATGTGCCGTCATCACCACTTGTTCCTGATGTTCCACTTGGTCCTGTTGGACCTGTTGGACCTGTTGGACCTGTTGGGCCTATTGATCCTGTTGATCCATTTACACCACTAGTCCCTGATGTTCCGGCACCAGCATTAATAGTTATTAAATCATCCAACCAAGTTAAAGTAACATTTGTCCCCTCTTTGATACTGGCATAATCATTTGAAGTAATTATACTATGTCCTATTTCTAATCCTGAACTATTTACTGCTCTATAATTCCACCCATCATAATCTTCACCACTGGTTCCTGATGTTCCTGAAGCATCTACTCCATCTGTTCCTGATGTTCCGTCATCACCACTAGTTCCTGATGTTCCTGAAGCATCTACTCCATCTGTTCCTGATGTTCCATCATCTCCTGATGTTCCTGATGTTCCTGTTGCACCTACACTACCATCTTGACCGTCTGTTCCTGATGTTCCTGAAGTTCCAGAAGCACCTACACTACCATCTTGACCGTCTGTCCCTGATGTGCCATCATCACCACTAGTTCCTGAAGTTCCAGAAGCACCTACACTACCATCTACTCCATCTGTTCCTGAAGTTCCATCATCACCAGAAGTTCCATCTGTGCCTGATGTGCCTGTTGCTCCACTATCGGCACTAACAATTATCATATCATCTAACCAAGTTAAAGTTATATTATCACCTTCTTTAATACTGGCTGTATCACCTGCTGTTATGGTGCTTGAATTTATTTCAAACCCACCACTATTTATTGCCCTGTAAGTCCAACTATCATAATCATTACCACTGGTTCCTGATGTTCCTGATGCGTCTTGTCCATCTGTTCCACTTGTGCCACTAGTTCCTGTTACTCCTATTGAACCATCTTGGCCGTCTGTTCCTGATGTGCCATCATCACCACTAGTTCCTGAAGTTCCAGAAGCACCTACACTACCATCTTGACCGTCTGTCCCTGATGTTCCACTTGTTCCTGTATTTCCTACTGAACCATCTTGTCCATCTGTTCCACTTGTTCCTGATACTCCGTCTGTTCCTGATGTTCCACTTGTTCCTGTATTTCCTACTGAACCATCTTGTCCATCTGTCCCACTTGTTCCTGCTACTCCGTCTGTCCCTGAAGTTCCTGTATTTCCTACTGAACCATCTTGTCCATCTGTCCCACTTGTTCCTGATAAACCATCATCACCACTTGTTCCTGATGTTCCTGCTACTCCACTTGTTCCTGCTACTCCGTCTGTTCCTGATGTTCCGTCAGTTGATCCTGTATTACTAAAAACAACTCCACTATCTGTATCGATATATAAGTTATTGAAGTTAGTGTGATCCGTTGCTCCTGTGGTTCCTGTTAAAGTTAAGAAAGGACTATAAAGTATATCATTTGTAAAATATAAATCTACATCAAAAGTAGAACCGGTTAATCCGTCTGTGCCTGATGTTCCTGTTCCGCCATTTACTCCTGAAGTGCCTGATGTTCCATCTTGCCCATCTGTTCCACTTGTGCCAGCAGTTCCATTTCCATCTAACCCATCTGTTCCTGATGTGCCATCTGTTCCTGAAGTTCCTGATGTGCCTGTTTCACCTGTTCCTCCACTATTGGCATAAACATCACCATTTTCTTGATCTATAAACAATCCATAATAATTTGATGGGTGAGATGTAAATTCAGTCGTTCCTGTTAAATTAATTTCAGGTGTGTATAAAACATCATTTAAGTAATAAAAATTACTATCAGTAGTAATTCCAGTTAAAGCACCATCTGTTCCGTCTGTTCCTGAACTACCTGATCCTCCGTCTGTTCCTGATGTTCCACTTGTTCCGTCTGTGCCTGATGTTCCACTTGTTCCATTTGTGCCTGAACTACCTGATGTTCCATCTGTTCCACTTGTTCCATCATTACCTGCTGGACCCTGTCCTCCATCATCACCACTAGTTCCTGATGTTCCTGATACACCACTAGTTCCTGATGTTCCACCTGCTGGTCCTTGTGGTCCATCTGTTCCTGATGTTCCTGATACTCCGTCTGTTCCTGATGTTCCACTTGTTCCTGATACTCCGTCTGTTCCTGATGTTCCACTTGTTCCTGATGTTCCACTTGTGCCGTCTGTTCCATTTACTCCCGAAGTTCCTGATACTCCGTCTGTTCCTGATGTTCCTGATGTTCCTGTATTTCCTACTGAACCATCTTGTCCATCTGTTCCACTTGTTCCTGCTACTCCGTCTGTTCCTGATGTTCCACTTGTGCCGTCTGTGCCTGATGCTCCTGTTGAACCAGATGCTCCATCTACTCCAGATGTTCCACTAGTTCCTGTTGATCCACTTAAAGCATATCTACCATCTAAATCTACAAAGTATATTCCTCCATCATTTCTATAATTATTTAATATACCTGTATTTGTATCAAATGTTTGTCCTGTTGTAAAAGTATTATCACTACTATATCCATCTAATATATAATCCTTTACATCTGTTAAAGTTGTATATTCAGCATTGGTATAACTCGCGTCATCAACTATAAATAAAGTTGTCCCTGTTGGTGCTCCTTCATAATTCAAATTTCGTATCCTACTATCCATTGTTTATATCATTTCTTTTTTCTTTCTCTTATATATATAAAAATTAACAAATTATTATCTTACTATCTGTATCATCTGTTAAAACATAATCTCCACTATCATTTTTAAGTAAAAAACAACTATCAAATGATCCTTCTCCAATTGGATCCATCACTTTAAGAAGGGTTACTTTACTTGAAGATTTCTTACTTGGGTCATATTCAAGTTTTTGTAGATAATAATTTTGACCATCTATAAAAATTATATTCTTAAAATTAAGTTTCAATATATCTGCTAAATCAAAATTACAATATAACTCTACTATTCTGGCATCATCATCAATCAAATCGTTCATATAATTTTCCCAGAATATTTTATATAAACCTCTTGTATTATCATAACCAGTAAAAGAAAAAGTTTCACCAGTTGTTTCATAATTTAAATCAAAACTCCAACCACCAAATAAACCAGCATGTGAAGCAAATTTCAATTTATTTATACCTGCATTTCTATATGTTGTTCCATAAGCATCATATTCTAAATTACCGACCTTAAATCCCAATCCAGATTTTTCTACAATTGTTTCAAAAGCAATCATCGGTTCAAATTCTATTCTATCATCAAAGATAGTATGTTGGCTATTATCCTTTTCATATAATCTTGGCATTGTTTCATCATCATCTTCATTAAACATAGTATAACTTTGTATATCTAATTTAATACTTTTATTTTCTTTTAAGTATGGATTATTTTGTTCTAAAACTTTTGTTCCATATGTTTCATACCACTCATTAAAGTATTTTTGTGAATAAAAATCTTCACCTAAACTATATTCAAATCTAATTTCATTTGCTATATCATTATTAAGTGTTTTTATTATTATGTTTTTATTGTAATCTACTTTTCTATCCCAATTAACTAATGTTCCTTTTTTGTAAAAATCATCACGGGGTTCAATATAAAGTTTTTTTGGATCATCTTCGGTGTAAATATAAAGATTAAACATTTTAATTAAATTTCTTAAAAGATCATCTTGGTTCATATTCGGTAATATATGGTCTATTGTAATTAAAGGTCCGTCTGTTGTTCCACTTAAAGTTTCATCTAATTCTCTTACTAACACACCTTCAATTGAAGCACCATCAAAAGTTACAGAAACCTGTTGTGATATACAAGGATCCGCTGGTGGTTCATATTCCATACCATAAGTTCCACCATTAACAAACATATATAATATATCACCTTGTTTAAGATCTGCTGTATTTCCAGTATCAGCAATACCTTCCCAAAACCAACCAACTGCTTCGTCATCACCTACATAATCCCTGAAAAAAGTGCTGTCCCAAGTTTGTAGTGTATCACCGCCTCCATCACTATATTTTACTCCAAGATGATAAGTAGTATCAATAGCACAAGTTAAACCATAAGGCCACTCATATAATCCACCTTCATCATCACCCACATCTAATCTTAAAGATATTTCATAATCACCATCAAAAGGTATTTCTATACCAACACTTGATCCACTCACACCATAAAAATCACCAACCTCATAATAACTTGTAGATATACCACCTATCAATTGGCTATAAAACCTACCAAATGGTATAAACCCATTATTATTTGATGATGGAAAAACAAAACTACCAGTTACATATTCACATATTCTTAAATTAACATATTCATTTGAATTGTTATGAAGCATAACCATTTGCTTAAATATACCTCCATGAGAACTACCATCTAAAAAATCACTTTCATAAGAATATCCAGCATCATTAAAAATCTTATCAACTACTGGTTTTAAGTATGTTGATGGGTATAATAGATTGGTTGTAATTGTATCGTTATATGGAAAAACTTTTTCATCATCATAATATCCATAATCAACCATAGAATAACAATAAACATCTAAAAAAGTATTTTCTGCTGTTTCCTTTATTGTCGTTTCATTATATACGTGATCCCCAACACCATAAGTTATATCACCATAAGTCCAACCACTACTAAAATCTAAATCTTGTAATTCTTTACCTTTAATTTCCTCAAAGAAGTTTTTAGTTTCATCAAACATTACTATATTATAAACCACTTGATATTTATTTCCTATTAAAAGTTTTTCTATTTTTTTAAGAACTAAAAATCCATTCATCACCGGGTTTTTATTCACTATTAAAACGCAGTCGTGTTTAGCTGTCATATCAAAGGCAAAATTCTGTCCCTTGATTTCGTATAACTGATCAAAAATTATATTGTTATTTTTAGTTCCAAGTATTTTTATGGTTTTACTAAAACTGGCTTTTCTTGAAGCAAAATCTTTTATATCACTTATATTAAAAGTTAAAGGAATACCAAAGTCATCACTATCTTTTGTTTGTATATCTAATTTACCAACTCCTTTAACCAAAATCTCAATTGAGTAATCCATATTTATCTAATTGTTTTTCGTATGCTAAATGTGCTTCATATTCATCTTCAAACACACCAATACATTTATATATTACTTAATTTTTCATAGGCCATTTCAAAACCTATTTTATAATTAAATAATCTATTATTTCTAATTGTCTTTTGTTCGTATGATTTTGTAGTTATTATGATCGGGTATATTCCATCATCTTTAATGATATAAACATCTGGACTATTAAAAAGTTCCATTAAATCAGTTGATTCGTCATCTTTAATCCAGTCTGTATATGCTTCGTGTTCCTCTTGTGTCGTTAAATTAACTACATCTCTACCTCTATCACCAAGATAGTATCCATAATTAGTTCCATTGTAATTATTATAGTTTTTCTTGACCTCTGATCTTTTAGTTGAAAAACCTTTTATATCAGCCATCCTTGCTGAAAAAGTTTCATAAGTAGATAGTTCTCCAAGATATAAAAATTGGATTCCATCGTGTTTGTAACAATTCTGATCTACATTTACTTTTATTGTTTCACTTACTATATCACTATCATATTGTAGATGAACATTATAGTATGATGATGTTGTGTCTATTAAATCTCCAACTACCGGTGTTAATGTTGCCCCACTATATATTATTAACCCACCATTACTCATAAGGTTCAAATTTGCTGGTCCTATTGGTAATGTATAAATTGATCTTATATGTCCCCCTGTTAATTGGTTTTCATAATAGTATCTCTTAAATATATCACCATCAGTTAAATCTATAATTACTTTATTAAATGCTGATGATACATCATATGCTCCGTAAAAAGTATTTATTGTAGCATACTCATCTGTTTTATATTTATAGTATATTTTATTTGATAAAAATTCTGCGGTGACCCCTACACGAGGTATATAATCACTTGAAGTCCAATTCTTCCCATATTGCTTGACCCCTCTAAACACATAAAAGGTGCCTGATGAATAAGTATCTCCACTGGTGGTTCCAATATATTCTGTTATATCATAATTGTAAGATGCCCAACTATTATAACTTTCTGTATATCCACTTGTATTCCAATTATCTTTATCGTCGGTAATTACATCACTCATTAACATACTAAAATCAAAGATACAATAATTACTATAATCTGTATCTGGGTATATCCATACCTCCGTGTCATCTCCTTTATTATTTTGTAAAACCACTTTATATCTAAAACCATCTTCTCCACTATCGCCACTACTAAAAACAATTGGTAATGGGTTATTCACTGGTGATAAAATTACTGGTTCTTGTATCAATCCTAAACTCATTTCTTATTTTTATTTTTTATCTGTTATTATATTCATCAACAAATCTACTTATATTATCTGCTATATCATCACGGGCGCTCTCCTCAATTAGTTCAGTTAGTTTATCTACATTATCATACCATGGTTGAACGAATGTTGGAACATCTAATATCCTTGTTCCTTTCTTAAACCATCTATCAGCATATTGTCCGTAATGAACAAAACTTACATATAGAAAATGTCTATCATCTTCAAATTCTGTATATGGTTTTATGGATTGTCTTAATTTATCAGTATCAATATGTCCTTGATCCATTAATTTATCACGCATTTCGCCTGATACAGATTTACCATATTCCATTATTATCTTTTTAAGTCTAACCCAATTAGTTCCAACCATTATTTATTAAATATATTTTTACAAAGATCACCATTATCAGGTATAGATATATTTAATGTCAGTTTTACACCTGCTACAAAATCTACCCATTTCATATGAAATGTTTCAAAGTTGATTACTGATCCTGTATCTTTTCTAAAATAAAAACCAAGTGTATCCTCTTGATCTCTTAAATAATTTACATATGGAATTGCGGTGCTCACCATATCACTTATCACATCAAGTTCATTTAACCGATCCTGATAAGTTAAATCTACAAAATATAAATCTACATTTAAGTTCAGCATACCATTTTGATATGTGTGATTTTTATATAGAGGATCTATTATTGTTAATGGGTATGATCTTGCCACACTCGCTACTTCATAAACAGAATCAACTATACTCTCACTTGTTCCACTTAAAGCAATTTCTGCTAATTTATCTAAAACTTGTTTATATTGTTTCGTCATTATTCTTGATTTTTTTTATCCACTAAAATACTCCCTTAATTCTCTATTTCTTCTTTGTTTTAATCCAATTTTACAAGTAAATTCATACATTAAAATAGATGCTGGTATTACTATTACTATTATTAATGACCACCAAAAACTATAATATACTATTAACCACCAAAAACCACCCCATAAAATTATTTGTAATAAACTCAATCCCATTATTCTCATTATTCACCAAATTTTATTTTTATATGTTCTATTATATTTACAAATCCACTACTCATCAACCCTGCTAAAAACCAATCAACAAACCAAAGTCCAGAAATGTCTATCGACACTAATATATATAAAAGCCACCCAATATGAAATGATAAACAAGTCGAGCAAGAAAGTAATTGATAAAAAAATGGAAAGTCCTTAAAACTATCTACAAATTTATCAAATATACTTTCATTGACTATTATGTTAGTTAGTCCATAAACCACTAATAGATAAATAATTAGTATCACGCTTCGTTCCTCCAATCCCTCTTTGGAACATCATTTAAGAATAAACCACTAAAATAACTATCTGTTTTGTCTGGTTTTATATAATAGTCCTTACTATCAGGGTTATAATCCTTATATTCTGCTATATTATCTTTATTTTCACATAAATAAGACTTTAATTTATTAGCATAATACTCAAAATCATTACTTAATTCCTGTTTCATCTTATTCAAAATAGTTATATCAACTGTTGCATCAGTATCTCCCTCTTGATTTACTACACCTTTGTTCCTAATCTTACTATAAACCCATAGTAAAGTTCTCTTTTCTGCTGATTTTATCAGTGTATCAAAGATATAATCATCTAAAAGTTCCTTATAGTATCCACTTACGGTTGATCCTGTGATCATTTGTTCCAATTTCTTATATAATCGTGTCCCAACTATCGCTTCTATATCTATTTTTTGTCCATCATATATACTATTCTCTAATAGGCTTGGTTCTACCGCATAATTTATAGTTGTGTATTCAGTCAAATCATTTACACTAATGAAAAAAACTCTATCACTCATCTTTTTATATTTATTTTTTGTAATGCATCTTTATATACATTATGTGCTTCTAATTCTGTATCAAATAAACCAAGATAATTTTTCTTACCATTAGAATAAATCTGTGATTGCCATTTTTTATTTGATTTTTTATATGATGAACCCAATAAATTACCTTTTCTATTGTGATGTTTAATTGTATTATATCTGGGTGATAGTAATTGTAGATTATCAATATGGTTATTGGTTTTATTGTGATCTATATGATCTATATGTAAATCACATCTTTCACTTGAACCAAAATGTTCCCAAACTAAAATGTGTGATTTAAGATTTTTCATTTTATTGTCCTTCCAAATTGAATACATAATATAACCACGACTAATACTCTCTTTAAGTATCCTTTCGGTTTTACCTTTATAACTTTTCAATCTACCACAATTACTTATCTGGTAATCATCATATCCTTCTATATCTTTCCAAATTTCTTTCATATATCTTATTTTTTTTATACTTTACCTACTTTTACCAATTTACAATGACAATCTTCTTCACAAAAAGTTCCATATGGAACTCCTCCATCTTGTTTTGTAAATGGACTTATGTATGTCTTATCACTACCAAAATTTGTTCCTGATCTTTGTCCTGGGATTGCCCATTTTAACCAGTTTTCAAGTGTCCTTGTTTTTCCATTGTAACTTTTACAAGAAGGACAATTATCACTTGTGGTAGTTCGCCACATATAAGTATCATCTAAATTCGCTTCACCTACTTTTGTTCCAGCATTACCCTTATCAATTGTCCTAACACCAGCAAATATCTTCTTAAACTTAACCTTATTAATCAAAATTTCATCATCACTTTCAGTTATATCCTCTTCTAAAACCTCTTCATCTACTTTTTCTTCAACAGCACCTGGTTCATAACCTATTACATCTCTCATTTCATCACGAGTTAATATTTGTGCCATTATACTTTCACTAAATTCCATACTCAATGGTTTATTATCTAATATACTTATATCGTTCATACCATTTATCAACATAACTCTTCTAAATTGATCCAACACTTTTTGTTGTTCGGGTTGAACTACAGTATTAAAATATAATTCGTAATTTTGTAAAACCTCGTTAGATGAACCTAATTTACCTGGTGTTGATATACCTACTAAATTTTCATTTACTACCTTGTGCCCCACTAAGATTTGTTGTAGTGTGGTTTTATTTAAGATGTCATACATCTTATCAGCATTCGGGCTTTCTAATATTGTAACCTCTGGTTTCTTATCACCCTCCGCATCATAAAAAGCCAAGATAAATTTTGAAGCGTTATTTGTTCCAGCATATTTTTCTCTTATCTTTTCATCAATCACCTCACGTTCCTCATTTGTAGTATCTCCTACTGGGAACCCAAAGAATATAGATGGTGTCATACCATTTTTAAGATTATTAAAATGGAAATTGGCAATTTCTGTATCAATAGCAATCCACTTTGTAGATGCTATATAATCAGGAAACGCATAATAGTCTAAACCAGGTGTATATCTTACAATTGGTATAATCTGTCTTGCTTCTCTTTTTTCGTCATTAAAAACTGGTATTTCAATTGGAACATATTGTTCTTTTCTATAATTACTCCAATCACGACTATAATAGAATGTATCTATTCTATTCTTATCATTTAATTTACTCCATCTAATTTTAGTTGCGTCTATGTGGTGTAATTCAGCAATCTGTTTTTTACCTTTTCCCCATAGAACCTCTATATAAGCCAGTCCATATAATTCAAAATCCATGGCACATTTACCATAAACCTGATCCATACTTTCATAAGGATTTGCTTTATCAATAAACATTTGTGTCTTATCACTAAACCCTTCTGTTTTATCTTGAACTATACCATCACCACTCATCATACGAGTTTTACTTTCTATAATAGCATTGTGTATTCCACTTTTGTTGAATAAGGTTAATAATTCGTGAGGAAACATATTATCATCACCATATTTTACCCAATCAAGATGTCTCGCATCATTAAAAGTTGGTAGGACTATATCATCTTGATACGATAAAGCACTAAATAAAAATCTTCCGTCATTTTTTTCAGTTTTCAAACTTAATTCCATTTTATTATTTTATTTTTTATATACATATTTATTTTTAGTTTCAGTATAAGATACATCATCAGGACTATTCTCTACTTTACCTTCTGTATCATAACAATAACATTGTCCGTATTTTAGTAAATCTGTTTTAGTATCATCAGTATAAATTCTATATCTATACCACCCTTCACTTAAAGTCAATCCACTTATCATTATTTCAAAAGTGGAATATGTATCTGGGTAGGAACTTGTGTCTGTTAAAGTTATTCCTGTTGATACATCAGTTAATTCATTTTCAAAATCCATATAGTATGTGTCCCCAATTGTAGTTATACCAAGTATGATTAAATTAAAAGTTGTTCCAGTTGTATCATTATATAAAAATCTTAAACTCATCTATCTTTTAGTTTTTTTTAGTTTGATGCCGACTTTCGCCGAGTTCCATCTTACTTATCTATATATATAAAAAAGTTGATTTTGTAAATGAAAATTTGGTATTTTGATAAAAGTGTAGTATATTTAAAATAAAAAACACTATGAACACAATAAAAAGAATAACAGGAATTTTAATTTTTTCAATACTTCCAATAATCATAATAATTTTAGTTATTACTACAAATTATTAATAGAAAAAACCCCTTATATTTCTATAAGAGGTTCTAAATAAATAATACTAATATGCTTCTTTTAAGTCAGTAATGCTGTTATTACTGCGTTCGCATCTGTTGCCATTGTATAGGTCTTGTAACTTTCAGCACCTGTGAATAAAAGGGTTTCACCATTTAATTCCTCTAATACTGATCCTGATTGACCACCAGTAGAAGCCACCATCTGCATACCTCTATCTGTTCCCAATGCCCAGATTATATCATTTCTATCTTTTATGAAAATCACTACTTCACCTTTTGTTAATTCCACGATTTCGTTTCTTAAAGTGTTACTCATTTTTCTAAAAACCAAATTCACATTCGGTGTCCAATGAACTGATGATACTATACCATCACCTACAATTGGTTCAGTCCAATTACTATTGTCTTTAAGGAAATCATAAGAATATCCAGTATATCCAGAATTGATGTCGATTGTTGTAATCTCACCACTCACTACTGTCATATCTGTTATATCAAGGCCTGCTTTTTCATAAATAGCTACTTTCTTAATACCGCCGTAACTTGCGTCACAACCTTTACTGTATCCTGCTATTGTTATACATCCCATTTTAATTTTCTTTTTTTTTATTAAGAGGAGGAGTTAAACTCCTCACTCTCATTTTTTAATTCCCTTATCTTATTGTAGATTTTCGTTGTTATGAACCATTAAGTCATTGAAATAAACTCCAACACCAAATTTGAATGATCCAAGTAATCTTAATTCAACATTATCTTTTGAATACCACATATCTAAATCACCATCACTAATGCCATCATTTACAAATACCATATTTGAAGCAGGTGTAAGATACATAAATTCAACACCTCTTAATCCACCAACACCCATCACCTTGATGTTATGTCCTGGAATAGTTGTTTCTAATGTTTTACCATTTTCACTTTGTGCATAATTATATAAATTTGCACTTATTAAATACTGAACGTATAATTTAAATTTAGCAACACTCATATAAAGTGTTAAATCATTTGTAGTATATGCTCTTTCATCTACATTATCAATCATCGCCAAAATCTGTGTGTTGATTGTTGATGCTGTTGAAGTTCCACTTGCTGCTGCTGTATAAACATCACCAGTTGCTCCTGATAAGAATGAACCTATACCATCACATAAAGTAAGAACACCTGTTCCTACGGTTGAATCTGCTTGCCAGAACATATAATCCATTTGACTTGTTAAAGCCTGCATCTTATTTTCTACTACAAATTGTGCGAATGGGAATGTTTCTGGGTTTGAACCCTGTGCCATTAACTGACCATACCATTTAGGTTCAAGTGTTTTAGGACATAGTGCCTCTTTATAATCTACACTACATACAGAAACGCTTACTTGTTCCAAATTTGTATTACCACTTACCGTCCAACCGCAAGCTGCCGTTTGAAGATAAATATCATGATCTAATACATTAAGTTTCACATCACCTTTTTGTCCTGGTATAATTTCTATACCTGAACCAATTGTTGGTGCTGAATATAATGCCTTAGCCACCAAACCTGTATTCTCGTTTGTATAATCGCTCAATGTTGAAACATCAAAAGCGAAATCATATTTTTTACTAAAACTCATTTTTTTTATTTTATTTTTGTCCTAACTTTCTAATTGCGTCAAGAGCCGCTAATCTTTTTTCAATTGCGGTTAATTCAATAGTCGCCTGTGGTGCCTGTGCTATACTTTCCACCTCTGGCTCTGCTGACATCTTTTCGATTTCAGCCTTTAATTCAATTTCCTGTTTGTTAAATTTTTCTAATTGTTGTTTCAATTCATCTACAACGATCATAAGATCATTATATTTTTCCTCAAAATTAATTTCCTCTAATGCTTCTTCTTCTGGTTCTGGTTCAGTTTCCTCTACCACTATTGGTATATACTCACTAATTACACCATTTACGATACTAAAAGTATCTCCATTTTCTAAAACATAGTCCCCATCAATAACAACAACCTCCATAATCTCATCAGTATAAACAGCAATTTCTACACCAAGCATTTCACCATCATAATATATAATAGTTCCATCTTCTAATGTTGCTTCTGCTAATTTAGTATCAACTGGTTCTAATTCAGTTTCAACTGGCACTGGTTCAACTACTTCATCTAATTCAACAACACTTTCCATACCCAAGATAGTTCTTATCTTGTCTAAAATGCTTGAATAGTTTTTTTGTTCCATATTAAAGATTGTTTTTTTTTCTACTCATATATATAAAAAAGTCGAATTTGACATAAAAAAAATAAACATATTGAAAAGTTTTATATATATAGTTGTATGGAAAATCAATGGAAATGGGTAAATGAAGATTACCAAGTTAGTAATTTTGGTGATGTGAGGAGTTTCAAAATACATTTGGGTG